GCCACCGAGGCGTGTCGCACGTGGCCGTCAAGAAGGCCATCGATACCGGGCGCATCAGCCAGCTGCCAGACGGCACCATCGATCCGGTGGTGGCCGATGCCCAGTGGGCAGCCAACACCACACCGACGCGGCGGTCGGTGTCAGATGTCGCCAGTGACAAGCCGGCCCCGCAGGTTTCCGCAAATGCCCGCGAGATTCCGCAGGCTGCCGCACTACCACAACGGGAAACGCCAGAGCCACCATCCCCAGCGCTGTCGTCCGGTGGTACGTCACTGCTGCAGGCCCGCACGGTCAACGAGGTGGTCAAGGCGCAAACAAACAAAGTGCGCCTGGCCCGCCTCAAGGGCGAACTGGTCGATCGCTCACAGGCCGTGGCCCATGTGTTCAAACTGGCCCGTGCCGAGCGCGATGCCTGGCTTAACTGGCCAGCGCGCATCTCGTCGCAGATGGCCGCAGGGCTGGGCGTCGATGCGCACGTCTTGCATGTGGTGCTAGACGCTGCTGTGCGCCAGCAACTGCAAGACCTGGGCGAGTTGCAGCCCAAGGTGGACTGATCAGTGGATTGATGATGGAAGAGCTTTACTACGAAGGCTGGGACGCCATCGAGCGTGCCTGGCGCGAGGGGCTGACACCCGATCCGCTGCTCACGGTCTCCGAATGGTCGGACCGGCACCGCATGCTTTCCAGCAAAGCGTCCGCTGAGCCTGGACGTTGGCGGACCAGTCGCACGCCATATCTGAAGGCGATCATGGATTGTCTGTCTCCCACATCGGCGGTGGATCGTGTGGTGTTCATGAAAGCGGCGCAACTGGGTGCGACCGAGATGGGATCGAACTGGATTGGCTATGTGATCCACCACGCGCCCGGTCCCATGATGGCCGTGTGGCCGACGGTGGATATGGCCAAGCGAAATTCCAAGCAACGGATCGACCCGTTGATTGAGGAATCCGAAGCGCTGTCAGCGTTGATTTCACCGGCGCGCTCGCGGGACTCGGGTAACACCATCCTGGCCAAGGAGTTCCGGGGCGGTGTACTGGTGATGACCGGGGCAAACAGCGCGGTGGGGTTGCGTTCCATGCCGGTGCGTTACCTGTTTCTGGACGAGGTCGATGGCTATCCGCTGGACGTCGAGGGCGAAGGCGATGCGATTTCACTGGCCGAGGCTCGCACGCGCACGTTTGCTCGACGCAAGATTTTCATTGTCTCGACCCCAACCATCTCGGGCGTGAGCGCCATCGAGCGAGAGTATGAAGACTCGAACCAGCAGCGGTATTTCGTGCCGTGCCCGCATTGCGCACACCGTCAGTGGCTGCGGTTTGAACAGCTTCGGTGGGACAAAGGTCAGCCCGAGACAGCAGCCTATCTCTGCGAGTCCTGTGATACCGCGATCCATGAACACCACAAGACCTGGATGCTGGAGCACGGTGAGTGGCGGGCGATGGTGCCAGAGCATGGCACCAAGACTGCTGGTTTCCATTTGTCGAGTCTGTACAGCCCGGTGGGTTGGCGCAGTTGGAAGGACATTGCAGTGGCGTGGGAAGGTGCGGTCAGCAAGGTCTCCGGATCGGCTGCCGCCATCAAGACCTTCAAGAACACCGAACTGGGTGAGACCTGGGTCGAGGAAGGCGAAGCGCCCGATTGGCAACGCCTCATCGAGCGCAGGGAAGACTACCGGATGGGCACCGTTCCGGTGGGTGGCCTGTTGCTGGTGGGCGGTGCCGATGTCCAGAAGGACCGGATCGAAGTGTCGGTCTGGGCATTTGGGCGTGGCAAGGAGTCCTGGCTGGTGGAGCACCGGGTCCTGATGGGCGACACGGCACGTGAAAGCGTCTGGAAGGCGCTCAGGGCCATGCTGGATGAATCCTGGACCCATGCATCAGGTGTGGCGATGCCGCTGGTGCGGTTTGCCCTGGATACCGGATTTGCCACACAGGAAGCCTATGCCTTTGTGCGCTCCTGTCGGGATTCCCGGGTGATGGCAGTCAAAGGGGTGGCCAAGGGGGCAGCGCTGGTTGGCACGCCCATGGCAGTCGACATCACCCAGGGTGGCAAGAAGCTGCGCCGGGGCATCAAGGTGTTTTCGGTCACGGTGGGCATGGCTAAGCTGGAGTTCTACAACAACCTGCGCAAGGCCGCAGACGTCCAGGAAGACGGCGTCACCGTGAAATACCCCGCAGGCTTTGTGCACTTGCCCAAGGTGGACTCGGAATACGTGCAGCAGTTGTGTGCCGAGCAGCTGGTGACCCGGCGTGATCGCAACGGGTTTGCTATCCGTGAGTGGCAAAAGATGCGCGAGCGCAATGAGGCGCTGGATTGTTATGTCTACGCGAGAGCCAGTGCCAGTGCGGCAGGCCTTGACCGATTTGAAGAGCGCCATTGGCGCGAATTTGAAAAGCAGCTGGGAGTGGCACCGCCACCCGAACCCGTAGCCCAACCCTCCGAAATCCTGGCCACCCCTAGCGGTGGCCTTGTTGTTTCTGACGGGCGCAGGGTCGCCAGGCGCGTGGTGCGCAGCCGCTGGCTGTCGTGAATTTTTAAAGGAGAGTTTTTATGAGTCTTGCTACCCGAATCGAGAGCCTGGTCATCCGGGTTGCCCAGGAATTCAATGATGTGCGTGCAACGGCTGGCAGTCTGGCCAGCCTGTCCACGAATGACAAATCGAGTCTGGTCGCCGCCATCAATGAACTCAAGGCTGCGGTCTTGTCCGCGATGGCCATCGACGACAACCAGATCGCCACCACCAGTACCTACTCGTCCAACAAGATCGTGTCACTGCTGGACGCGCTCAAGGCTGATATTTTGGGCGGTGCCGATGCAGCCTATGACACTCTGGTGGAAATCCAGCAGGCTCTGCAGAATGGCACCAGCGGCCTGGATGCGATTCTGAGCGCCGTCAATCTGCGTGTGCGTTTCGATGCAGCACAGGCCTTGTCTGTGGCCGAGCAGTTGCAGGCCCGCACCAACATTGGGGCGGTCGCAGCCAGCGACGTGGGCAACACCGATACTGACTTTGTTGTGATCTTTGACGGGGCGCTGGCCTGATGAGCCTCGCATCCAGCATCGCTGCCCTGGCTGCACGCATCGGCTTCGAGGTCAAAACCAAGATCGACGCGACCCACCCCGGTATCGCCCGGGTGTGGGTCTGTTTTGGTTATGTGGGCGGTCAGGTCGTGATCTACGGCGCACACAACGTGGCCAACGTAGTGCGTACGGCGGCAGGCCGGTACCGCGTGCATTTCGCGCAGTCGATGGCGGATACGAACTACTGCTGGACAGCGCTTGCTCGCAGCAGTGTCAATACCGGTCAGCAGCGTTTCGCCATCGTGCGCGCCAGCTCCGACCAGAAGACTGCGCAGTACGTCGACATCTCCTGCGCGACCGCTGCATCGTCGTTTGACGACTCCTCTGAAATTAATCTTGTGGTGTACCGCTGATGGCCTACACAGAAGCCCAACTCCTGGCCTTGGAGAGCGCGCTCGCCAAGGGCGAACGCAGAGTCACATTTGGCGACAAGACGGTGGAGTACCGCTCCGTGGAAGAACTGCGTGTGGCCATGCGAGACGTTCGCCGTGGCCTGCTAGAACAGGCTACTGCCACAGGCATGTGGCCCGGGGCACCACGGCAGATCAGGCTAAACACCTCCAAGGGGACGTGATGGGCTGGTTCAAGACGATTCGTCGCAGGCTCTGGTCCTCAACACCCACCTATGACGGTGTGGGCGGCGGCAGGCGTGCGCTGGCCTGGTCAGTGGGCAACCCCGGCGCAGTGGCGGCCATGTTGTTCAACCAGAGCGAACTGCGCGCCAAAAGCCGCGATCTGGTGCGTCGCAATGCCTGGGCCAACTCGGCGCTGGAGTCCTACGTGGCCAACGCCATCGGGACTGGCATCAAGCCGCAGTCCATGCTGACCGATGCACGGCAGCGTGAGGCAGTCCAGGCACTGTGGCGCAACTGGACCGTGGAGGCTGATGCGGCCGGACTCACCGATTTCTACGGTCTGCAGGCCATGGCCTGCCGCGCCATGCTCGAAGGTGGCGAGGCTTTGATCCGGCTGCGTTACCGCAAGCCCGAGGATGGACTCAGCGTTGCGCTGCAGATTCAGGTCCTGGAGCCCGAACACCTGCCTGTGCAGATGAACATCACGGCAGAAAACGGCAACCTGATCCGTGCTGGCATTGAGTTTGACCGTCTGGGGCGTCGGGTGGCGTACCACCTGTATCGCTCGCACCCGGAGGACGGACTGCTGGCTCCCATGTCGGGGGACGGTGGTCTGAGCACGGTGCGAGTGGATGCCGCAGAGATCATCCACCTGTTCCGCCCGCTGCGTCCGGGTCAGATCCGGGGTGAACCCTGGCTGGCGCGTGCATTGGTCAAGTTGAACGAACTCGACCAGTACGATGATGCGGAGCTCGTGCGCAAGAAAACAGCGGCCATGTTCGCTGGATTTGTGACCCGCCTGTCGCCCGAGGACAACCTGATGGGCGAAGGCAATGCAGACAGCAATGGTGTGGCCCTGGCCGGTCTGGAGCCCGGCACCATGCAGATCCTGGAGCCCGGCGAGGACATCAAGTTCTCCCAGCCTGCTGATGTGGGCGGGTCGTACTCCGAATTCCTGCGCATGCAGTTTCGGGCGGTAGCCGCTGCCATGGGCGTGACCTATGAGCAGCTCACGGGCGACCTGACACAGGTCAACTATTCATCCATTCGTGCCGGACTGCTGGAATTCCGGCGCAGGGTCGAGTCATTGCAGCATGGCGTCATCGTGCACCAGCTGTGCCGCCCGATCTGGGCTGCATGGATGGACCAGGCGGTGATTGAGGGGGCATTGAGTCTGCCGGGCTATAGCTCTGGCCAAACCTCACGCCGTGACTACCAGGCCTGCAAGTGGATTCCACAGGGCTGGCAATGGGTCGATCCGCTCAAGGAAGCCGATGCCATGAAGGCTGCGATCCGCTCCGGATTGATGAGCAGGTCTGAGGCCATTTCCGCCAATGGCTACGACGCCGAGGACGTGGACCGGGAAATTGCAGCCGACAACGCTCGCGCCGATGACCTGGGGTTGGTTTTTGACTCAGACCCCCGGCACGAATTGACCAAGTCCCTGTCTGCTGCAACCGGGGCTGTGCCGACGCAGCAACCCGAATCTCCTCCACAAGGAAACTGACCATGTTGTTGCCACATCTGGCGTCTCGTTTGTACGGGACGCCGCTTCTGCTTGCCCGTACCAAACTTGACATCATTCTCTCGGTGCTGGGTTCTCGGGTGGGTTGGTCCATCCAGTCCGAGCTGGCCCTGCCACCGTCGCGGGCGTCCCCCGCAGGTCAACACATGGCTGCAACCGGCATTGCGGTTGTGCCTGTGCATGGCTCACTGGTGCGTCGAGCAATGGGTATCGATGCCGCCTCTGGACTGACGTCCTACGGTGACGTTGCGGCCATGCTTGATGCGGCCGTGGCCGACCCCACGGTATCGGGCATCCTGCTCGACATCGATTCACCAGGTGGCGAAGCCGGTGGCGTGTTTGAACTGGCCCAGCACATTCGCGCCATGGATGCCATCAAGCCGGTCTGGGCCATGGCGTGTGACTCAGCGTTCTCAGCGGCCTACGCCATCGCCTGTGCGGCTTCCAGGGTGTTTGTCACCCAGACCGCAGGCGTGGGATCCATTGGCGTCATTGCCATGCATGTGGACCAGTCGGTGCGCGATGCCCAGGAGGGGTACCGCTTCACTGCGGTGTCTGCCGGTGACTTCAAGAACGATATGTCGCCCCACGAGCCCCTCGACAAGGGAGCTTTGAGCCGACTGCAGTCCGAGGTGGACAGGCTCTATGGCCTCTTTGTCGACCATGTGGCCTCCATGCGAGGCCTGCAAGCCCAGGCCATTCGCGATACCCAGGCTGGACTGTTCTTCGGTCTTGACGCGGTGCGCAGTGGCCCTGCAACGGGGCCGGGGCGTTAACCAGGGTTTGAATGGGGGCCATGTTTTACTCTCCGCAGTGTGACGGTAGCCGCATCGATGCCGGTGGCCGCGTGAAAGATGACACCCGGCGATGAGATTCGAGGGGTCGCATCAGCATCGCCCTCGCCCTCCACTTCCTCAAACACCCCGTCCACCACACAAACGTGGAAGTGGACGTGTTCATTGAGGCTGGAGCCGAATCGGTGAATGAAGGCGATGGCACCGATGTGCAGGCCTGCCTTGTCCATATGGGCCGCACCGGGGCTGTGGGTCTGCAGAGTTT